CATATGTAGCTTATTTTTAAGTCGGTTATACTATCAATTATGGGGCCCCCCAAATACGTTGTTTGGGTTCGATAGTAGCTGTAAGTTTTTCAATTTTTATGGTTTTTGTTAGAGTAGTTAGTGTAAAAATTAGCGTAAATTTACAACGCTTATATATATATATTTTATAATGTGAAGCAATGGCTTCTAAAAATTTTGTAGCAACCCTTGAGTCACTGGAGCAGGAACGCCATAACGTTGACCAATAAATGAGAGTCCAGCCTTAGCGACTGTTCCCAATGCATTCTTGATCCAACCAAAGACGCCCTGCTTAGCTTCCTGTGCCAGTTTAGAACCGGCCAGCTTTTTAGCCACATGGCCCACAGCGGTTAAGATGTGAGGTTTGTGGTCAGCAGCAGGAGTAGCAATGGCAGCTGAAATGGCTCCAAGCTTAACTTGGCATTCAAGATTGAAAAATACTTCAATACTGAACACAGCAGTAGTACTAGCTGGTAAGCCAGATCCATAGATCAATAAATGATCCCATGAACACTCAGAAGTAATATCCTGATAGTCGAGATAGGAGTTCCCAACCGGTTTAGAAATCCACTGGACAGTGGTTTCAGTAGTTGGAAACGCCAATGTCTCTTCAAAGAAACTACTAGCGGTGTCAGCACCATTAGTGAAAGAAGGATTGGTAATCATAGAGAAATGACCAGATTGATCCGTTGGAGCAACGGTGGAGAAAATCTTCACCCCCCAAGAAACAATGCGATAATCCCCGAATTGAGCAGCAAGAGCTGTATTGTCAGCAATAGCAGTGGCAGAAGCAAGGGTCGTAATAACGCTACCAGTGATCGTAGACGCAACCGAATACGTTTCAGCCAAACTAGGCTTAATACGGATTGCAGTGAGTCCATTGGTGTCGGTGCTGATATGTTTACGAGTGACCAACGATATCGCGACACTCTTACTAGAGTCACTATCTGGTAACTTCGAGCCGCGCGCCTCTTGACAAAACGGATTGGCGAGGCTATGAACCTGAGCCGCATCCTGTTCGATGTTGGCAAAGCCTAAAGCTCCCTTGTTATTTCTCGTCGGTGCCCCACGAGTATATTGAATTTTCTTAGTATTCCTCTTCTGATTCTTAGATTTGACCATCTTAGTTAGTTGTTGTATATATATTTAATTTGAGAATGTGATTAATGTAAAATTGTAAATGTATTGTTTGTAATTTCGTTCACTGGCACGGCTGGGCGAACTATGTCAACGTTGGTTTTACTTATGGTATCTTCTATGGCTAGTTGTTGGTCGGGTGTAATGTTATAAGCGTCGTAGAAAGACAAACGCACTTCATCAGTTGGGGCATGGTATTTGGCAACCATGCCTTTGGAAAGAAACTGCATACCAGTAGTGTATTCCTCGGTTCGCTCATCCGAGGATATCATACTAGCATAGTATTTCCCAAAAATAGGCATATCCCCCGCAAGGGATAGTCCACACCAACCAATAGAATTGCGTAGCTTTAACATGGACTCAACATCAGTGAGTCCTTTTAGGGAGATAGAATCCTTATCCAGGCATATCAAAGGGTCACGAACAAATCTATAGGAATGACCATCAAACACTGGTCGTGCTTGACAAAATTCAATCCCCTCCAATCTATCCGAGACACCCTCCAACTTCATGGTATACCCAAACTTAAGAAAATATCTCTTAAAAGTCTGTAATACCAATTCAGCGTCCCCACTTTCTATTATTATAACACCATCATCACCGTCATTCATGTACTCATAAGTATCCACTTCAATTGACGCCATGAAGGAGTAAGTCATAGCACACATGGTCAAGCAATTACCCATTGCTGTATCCATATCGCCTGACATCCGAACACCATTAAGAGTGTATTTATATCCACCCTCATTGGTCCGAAAGAAACAAGTATTCTTGGATCTAAACCGATTCAGCCTCTTCAGCTCTTCCCGGTCCATTGCTAGTGATTCCTCAACAGAGTGTTCCCAAGAAATAATATCTCGCGAACAGTGTTGATCAAAACGACTAGCATCCAACATGATAGCAAACGGCTTATTAAACCGTTGCCACTTTCGGTGCACCTCAGCCCCACGCTGCTGTGCATTCAGTCCCTTCATGACTGTCGTGCCACCAAAAACCGCGGCTATCCCACGGAATATTGGCTTCTCCATTGGTTTTAAGTGTAATCCGATTGCAACATTAAATCTTGCAGATCTGGGTTGAATAATCCGTGGACACGGATCACTCTTCCGGGTGAGATTCGTCTTCTCATCCTTGATAAAAGCCATGATATAGGCATCTTTCCTCTCAATAGGTAAGACACTCAATCCCTCAACTTCCCTAGCATACATTGCTCGTTTCCTACCAACATAAGTGTCGACGAATTCATCCGTGGACATTGTTGGTACTCTACGCACCGCATGTAAGAGCCGCTTAGTAAAGGCCTTCATCTCAGTTCTAACAAAACCCCTCTGTGGCTGCGGTGGTGGCACCTGGGCACCACCAACCGAAACAGAGAGCACGCGCTCTATTAAAGCACGTTCTAAATTAACAAACGAATTGTTATGCACACCCCAGCGCTCACTACCCCCCACGGGGTGAAGGTTAACCATCCTTCGCGCTCGAGTCTTCTGGTACCCAAAGCATTTGAGGGCTACGACTTTATGACCAAGTCTCTCGACAAGTCCAAAAATTACTTTTGGATCATGACGAGTCGCCGTGTCAAACCCCTCAACATACTCCGGGCACCATTAATTGCCTTGCTCGGTGGCCCTAATCAACTCATTGAGTTGGGTCACCATTGGATCATGCACCACATTTAATTCGAGAAGTCTTTCAACACACCTCTCCATAGCGGTAGGTGTACTAATTAACAAAACGATAGCAGGCAGATCACGGACAATGTGCAATGGCCGATGTCCATGCTCTCTCATTAACCTAGCAGCTAATACCTTAGCTGCTTTTAGTTGAGCACTAGACTTGGGTCGACCACCCATGCGTGTGATGACTTCTGCCGACATATCAAAGATAAAACGCCCACTTCCTTTGATAAATTCCGACTCACCATCAATACCATCTGTGATTTCAGATGGCTGCTGTGTAAACTCCGGAATGCCTCCCATGAGTTCTTCTCGGTAAGTATACAACCGGCACACCAAATTATATGCCTGTTGCGCCTCCGAGTGTCCGACTCCCACGTCGGACCGGTACCACAATATACCTTGGATCAGGAGAAGGGATCCAAATACCCCAATCCAAAGGGTTTGACCAGCCAGATCAA